TCAAAAAATTCTTGAGTCTTACCACTACGTGCTCTAAATTTAGATGCAACTTTATCTATCCATCTATCTAGGTTTGAATTAGCTGTGTCTAATCCCTTGTTCCTGTTTGTTATTTTTTTAATAATAGTGCCCGTACCACCAAGAATACCTGTAAACAGTGCACCTTCTGTACCAAATTTAATTCTATTTAATATTTCTCTTGTTGCATCTGGGTCCGTATCACTTCTATCTATTCTAGTTGGGCCACCAATAAGATCCCCAAACGTACCAATAGCTTCTGCATCACCAACAAACACACCCTCTGCTAAACCTCCACCTAATGCACCGGCAACAAACTGCCTGCCTTTACCTTTAGCTGTTAGTTCTAATGCTTCATCAGCTGCATTAACTAAATTCTTGTTTCCTAATCTAACATATTTATTACTTTTACCTGCAAGCATAGCAGCTTTAGACATACCACTAGCAGCTTTAAAAGCCACACCACCAGGAATACCTATGTTTACTAATGCTTCTGTAATTTTTCCAGCAGCTGTTGCTTCTGCTTTCTCATCAAATTCTGTAAGGTCATCAAACCATTTTTCTACTGCAGCAGCTTTACCACTGTTAACTCCAAGGTCCATAAGACTTGCACCTAATGAAAAAAAACCTTTTGGTATAGCAATTAAACCTGACGCTACACCGGATAGCATAGATTCAAATGTGCCTACACTATTATTTTTTTCTGCTGTATTTATAAATTGGGAGTAATCAAAATTACTGGCCATGAGTTATTACCTCCTGACTGAGCCTGGTACTACCTGTCCATCTCTAATTGATATTATTGCATCGCCCACTATATACTCACCATCAGGCGCATTTTTACCAGCAATAAAGTTAGTAGCAAACCCTTCAATAATTTCTTCTTCAGAAAGAGTTCCACCTTGGTCTTTTGCAGTATTTTTTGCAGTTTCAATAACTTCTTTAAAATCTGATTTACTAATTAAAGTTCCTTGATAATCAACGCTTTCTAAAGATTTTGCAGCATCCGTAATTTCAGCTTGTCCTTTACTTCCAGCTTTTCTCATTACTGCTTTTGCTTCTGCAAATGAATTGCCTTCTAGTTCTTTATTTAATTTTTCTATTCTTGCTAAATTTAATTCATTAGCAATTTTACTAGATGGATCAGAAGCTTTAATATCTTTTTCAATCTCACCTTTAAGTATAAGTGTATCAATTGCGTCTTTAGTTTGAGCCGGTTTGTCAAACTGTTTACTTGTTGCTTGAATAATGTCATTAATTAATTTACCAGATTTAATATCACCTTTGAAATCACCAGATTGATTTATTAATTGACTGGCTGCAATCAAAGAATTATATGCAGCATCTTTGTTCATACCTTTAATGTCCATAATGTCTCTGTATCTTTCAACTCTTTTCTTACGTAAATCTTCTTTAGATAATGTTACACCTTCATTACCTTTAGCTTGAGGAGCTAAATACATTCCCGGGTCCCCGCCTCCTGGTGCTCCAGAAGTACCCGTTCTACCTGTTTGCGTTATTTTATTTATATCATCACCTTTAATTTCTTTACCATCTGATAAGAAATATCTACCTGCTGATACTGTTACCGGTAAACCTAAAAATGCTAATCCAGATGGAGTTGTAGTTGCATACTTACCAACATTATAGATACCTTTACCACCAGCTTTAATACCTCTGCCAACTAGAGATGTGCCACCCATTACTGTTTTAGCTAACGGATCATTTATAAAAGCTTTTCCAATAAAATTTGGATCAAACCTTTCTGCTTTAAAACCACCTTTAATTGGTTTACCAGCATTAGCAGCAGTTGTTAATAATTTTTGCGTGCCTTGTTTTACAGGTCCTGCAAACTGTCTTGCAACAAATTTACCAAACGGTCTAGCTGCCATTCTTAATCCTTGTCCTATTATAAAAGGAAGCACGTGATTTGTTCTACCATCAGGTCCTTTAGGATAAATTGGGTTACCTACAAGCGCTACTCTTCTTGGTCCTTCATCATTAGCCATCATAGATCCACCATTCTTTTTTGGTTCTCTAATACCATCCATGATACCCTCTTTAATAGGGCCGCCGTATCTAAACATTGGTCTATTTAATGGTCTCATAGTTTTTCCTATTTAAATATTTTTCCAAACAATCCACCTAACCCTACAGCCGTACCTAATGCTGTTTGAAATGGATTTGCTGTTCCTGGTTGTTGGTATTGTGATCCTGCTACACCACCTAATAAACCAGTTAATGTATTACCATATTGACTCATTCTACCGTAAGGTTCGTAAGCGCTAGCTTGATCAGCTTGCTGTTGTGCAGTTAGTTGAGCTTGACTCATACCTTGACGTATTCCTCCAAGAGATCCTAATGCAGAAACGTCTTGACCCATACCTGTTCTAGCAAAATCCGATAGACCAAACAATTGATTCATTTGATTACCATATGCACCAGCTAATCCTTGTTGTGCTGCACTCATTTGTCCCTGTTGCCCGAACAATCCTTGTTGCATACCGAATAAGTTTTGTTGGTTTTGAAAATTTTGTTGTGCTTGTTGTTGTGCTTGACCAAATCCTTGTTGTAACATTGAAGCTTGTAAGGCTGCTCTGTCAGCCAATCTGTCTGATTGATACTGACCCATCATAGCTCCTTCTCTACCACCACCAAAATTACCTGAAGCTACAGCTTGATCTCTAATAGCTTGTTCTCCAGCTAAACCTTGTTTGTCATACTCTGCTAAAGTTGCATCAATGACTTGCGATTGATACGGAGACATAAAAGGTTGGTAAGCTTGTGGTCCTGTCATACCAGCTGCACCTTGTGCAATGTTTCCTGCTGCAGTTTGATAAGCACCTAACCCACCAATAGTACCTGCTGATTGTCCTAAAGCTTGAGCACCTAATCCTTGTGCTCCGGTAGCTGCCTGTAAATATGGTGCGTAAGAACCTACACCTGCTTGTGCAAGATTAATTGCTTGTGTTTGTAATGGGTCTTCACCAGCAACGTATTGCTTGCCCATAAAAGTTTGTGGATCTAGCTGGGCTGAATATGTGGCTTTCGCCTGATCTGCAAAATCTTTTACTGCCGGTTCTAAATATTCTTGTACTGACATTATATCATCCTTGATTGTAACATTTGTTGTTGTTCATACATTGCTTGTGCACCTTCTAAACCTTGTGAGTCCTCAGAAACTTCACCGCCCTGTTCTAAATTATTCATTAAGTTTTCCATAACTTCTGCGCCTTTGTCAATATCCCCACCTCCAGCGTTTCTAACAGCATCTGCCGTAAATACAAACTCATTTTTAGATAGTCTTGCGGGTACATCATCAGCTCTTTCTTTGCCACCCATTGCTACAAAACCACCTTCGTTTCTATAATCTTTTTCCATGCCACCCATATCAATCATTTCTGATGCTTCTTCGGTTTCCATGATTCCACCATTAGCTCTACCTATTCTTCCACCATTAGCTGCCATTGCTACTGCTTGTGGTTGCTCCATGCCTGCTCCTTCTGGCTGTTGTGATGCTTGCATTACTGCTTTTACAAATTGTTCAAAGGACATGTCACCACCTTTGTTTTTATATTTTACATATTCCATCATAAGCATTTGTTCTGCTTGAGCTTGGCCTGCGCCGCCACCCATATTTAAAAATGTTTTAGGTTGTCTAAAAGATCTGCCTGCACCACTTCTTATAAATTCTTCTTCGTCATCTTCTTCTACTAACATACCGTCAGAATAACCTGCACGACCACCATCAGCAGCATAAAAATTTTGCATTACATATTTTTTCTGTGGCATAAAATCTAAACCAGCACCTGCCTCACCTGCACCGCTGTAATAATTTTTTGCTCTTTGAACTTGGTATCTTGGATCCATAACTTCTGTTACTTCTTCTTCTTCATCATCACCACCCATAAAAAATGGAGCTGCGATTGCTGTAGCACCTAGGCCACCGGCTAACATTCTAGGTATACTAAAAGCTGCATCAGATTTTCCACCTACTCTAAATAAATCTCCAAGTGTACTAAACTTACCTCCAGTTCCTAAACCTGCTTTAGCTTTTGCAAATAAATTTGTAAAATTACCTAAACCACCTCTAAGACCACCGCCTCCAAGCATGGAAGATCCACCTAATAAATATGCACCACCACCTAGTAAAGCTAGTTTACCTAAAGGACTTTTAGTAATTTTCTTTACAGCACGACCAGCTTTTTTTACAAGTTTACCTAAGAAATAACCTTGTCTAGGATCCTGTAAGGAACCTATTCCTGATTGTATTTGTTGGGGTTCTTGCATTCTAGATATTGCCATAAATTTACCTTAATTCCTATGTTTACTTGGTTTTAGAGAACAAATCAAGAGGCGGCATTATAACTTTTACATCTTGTGCCATTTCTTCAGGCTTATAACCCTTGGCCTCCCAGTCTTTTTTTTCCTTAAAAACTTCACCTGTTTTTTTGTGTCTATAAGTCTCTTCTACTTGTGCTATATATGTATCCATTAGTCTATTTTCTCCTTTAATATGTTTAAAAAACTAACTGCAAAATCAAATGAATCTGTAGTGCTTGATTGAATAGTAAAAGTAGATCCGCCTTCTACTATTAATGGTTGAGTTAATAATTCTTTAGTTTGATTGGCTGTTAATGGTACTGATTTAATAGCTGTAATACTATTGTTAAGGACCGTTACACTTGGTGTACCAGCTGATGTAACAAGTATTGATTTAATAATTATAGTTTCATTAACTCCTGGTTTGTTTGTAGCAAAAACAGTTAACGCATTTCCTGTAGTATCGTTATCTTTACCGACAAATTTATATTGGTTTACTACTGCCATTATTCTAAAAAGAAACTTTTAGCTTCTATCTCCTGTTTAACCTCATCTTGAAAAGATGAATTTAATTTTGTAATTACTGCATCAAGATCCCTTACTAACGATTGTAAATTTTTTTGATCGTATTCTGGTTCAGCTCTAGTTAATGATTGTACAATTTTTGCCATTAGTCTGCATGCCCCGGATCAAATGGATCATGATAATTGCCTGTTGATCTAGCTTCTCTGTTGTTATCTCCTCCACTATAACTTGATCCCGCTCCTGTTTCTCTTTCATAAGCATCTTGAATAGTTTCGTAATTTTTTTTAGCTTGTGCTGTTTGAAGTGCTTTTTGTTCAGCTGCTTTTTCTGCTTCAAGTTTAGCTAATCTTTCATCTAATTCAGTATCATCATAATTACCATCAGCGTATTTTCTAGCTAATGTTTTATTAATCGTATCTATTCTTTTTTGATAAGCTCTTTGTAAGCCATATGTTGTAGGACTTCCATATCTACCACCTGTTATTGTATTTAAAAATCCACCAGATACAGGATTATATCCTGCCATTAATCCAGATTGTATTCTTCCAATACTATCTAAATTATCTGCACCGCCGTAATAACTTCTAATGTCTGTAAACCTTGAATCTTGTTTTGGAATTGCACTCATAATTCCTTGAAACATGCTTTTGTTTCCAACAAAAGGTAGGTAATCCATAAAATTAAATTCTTCTTCTTCGTCTTCAAACATACCACCTTTAAAATTTTGATTTCCATACATATCAATCAGTTCTTTATCTGTATATGTAGCATCCATTGCTCTATCTTCTCTAAGCTTGTCTACTATTTTTTGATTTAATGGATCTGCCATAGGAAATTTCTTGTAGTCTGTTTGTGCGTATGGGTTAGCGTAAGGACCTGTTTCAAATAATTGTTTATTAAAATCTGCTTGACTCATATTTAAAAAAGGAGAAGCACCAGGAGCTCCTATCTTGTCATCATAACCTGCAAGAATATTGTTGCTGTCATTAAAAGCATCTGTTGAAAGTATACCTGTTGCACCAGGAGGTGGTTGGTTTACGTCTGGTTCATTAGTAGGTATTTTAAAAGGGCTTTTTAAATATTCTTGTGGTGGAATATAATAATAACCTTGATCTCGTATCTCTTGGTCAGTAGCCATTATCTTCTTCCTCCTGGATGTATATCTAATCTAAATGTTCCTAGTTTCCAATCTTCAGCAATACCTGTGTTTGCAACTTCTAATGCAATTTGTCTTGCACGAACTCTAACATCTTTTTTAGTTGTAGTTGAATCACAACTAAATGTAGTAGTAACTTCACTACTGTTTGGATAAATTCTTGTTTTAAATTTAATTGCAGTGTTTCCTGTTTGACTTATAAAATCTGGTATAAATCTACTAATTCTCATAATGTATTCACCATCTCCTCTAATGTCGGGCATACCTACAGTAGCTCCTGTGTTACTTCTTTTTTGTGTAATGTCAAAATCACCAGAAGTAATAGTTCCTATAACCGCAGTCACTGCTCCGCCCGCATTAATTTGATCAGTCCCTGTTTCCTGATTATAGTATATCGTACTTCCATCCGTATTACCAATAACATCTGATGATGCATCATCGTCAGGTTTATAACAAGTTGCGTGTGGTTTATCAAAAACAGCAGAATCTTGCCACGCTGCTCTAGGTAAAGTACCTGTTGTCCATATAGGACGTTTAGGTGATGAGTCTAGATAGTTGTAAGTAACTACTCTATTAATTTGATCTGATGCTGCCGTACAATAAAACCAACTTACTTCACCAAACAAATTGTTTAAACCTGCATTAATAAGATCTCTAGATGTAGCGTTTATATCATCGTAAACATGGTCTTCTACAAGACATGGCATAGATTTTAACTGACCATCATAGGTAAAGAAACCATTCTCTGACATCCAATATGCTGAACCATCAACTTCAATACATGCATTTTTACCAAACAATCCGCAGTTAGTTCCTACTTGTTCAAATGAGAAAGTAAAAGGTTGTCCTACAAATTTCATAAGAAATAATGCAGTATCGGTCCACACATAAATTGCGTCCCTACCTTTAATAGCTCCCATAATTTTAGAACCATCAGCAAGTCTTTGTGTACCTGAAGTGTTTTCAGCTTTTGTTGTGTAAGCATCCGTACCATCAATATTTTCTTGATCAGAAAATCTTATAAACATATCGTCTTGTGTAGTTGTAGAACCTACTGTTGTTTCTGTTCCAAAAAAAACTAAGTGTCTGTCAGGTGTAGATACTAGTACATGACGCGATGCCGTAGGAGCATTTGCTAACACAGTTGCTCTATTAGAAGTAGCGTTTATAGCTGATGCATCCCATTCAAAACATTTACCATTATATATAAGTGCAATAAGTTTAGTTCCGTAGTTATCTAAAATCCATAAACCAGGGTCAATAGTAAAGTCAGTAGAGGACGGATCACCCCAACCAGCAAAACTAGAAATATTTGTAACCGTAGCACCACCACTATGTCCTGCTTTTGTAGTGCCATTAACTTCTCTTGCACCACCACTTAATATATTAGTTGTGGTATTGTTTGCTGTATAACTAATATCTTCTGTACCTATTCTTATTTCACCGGCTGATGGAAAAGCTGCTGAGTTAGTTAAAGGAATATCAGTTACAGTATCATTAATAGTAGAAGCTAAAGTTGTTGTTGCAGCACCTAATGAAGTTCCACCAAACAAACCTGTACCCCAACCAAATCCACCAAGTTGTTGAGATGGGCCTACAGTGTAATAAAGTAATGCTGAAGCAGATCCAGATGTACTTAATGGCGTGCCACTTTCTTGAGAAGCCATTGTAATAGTAAATGTAGTTGATGTTGGAACTGACGCTACCATAAATTTAATGTCTTCAAATGTAGCATCTGTGTATGTAGATCCGACTGCAGTTACACCACTAACACTATCAAACATTACAATATCATTATCAGCAAGTCCATGAACCCCGCTACATGTTACTGTAACAGTTGTAGAAGATGATGTGCTTGTAAAATTAACTCCGGTTAATGTAGTTCTTATAGGGTGTATGTCGTAATATGTACCCCCTGAGTATACATATAAAATTCTGTTTGTGCCAACTGCTGCATATTTAATTCCAGCGTTATCATCCCAATGATGAATAGCTCTAGCTGCACCAGTTAATTTATCTTGTCCTAACTGTTGCCAACCACCTATTTTTTCTGGAGTACCGTATCTAAATCTAACATTGTCACCATCAAACCATTGTCCTTCGGCCCCGGTCTCAGTGACTTGTTTATTAAACCCAGGTGCAAATCCTAATTTTTGTAACATATAACCCCATTATAATACTATTTTACAAATGATGGTAGGCCCAACATAGGTCTTCCGTCAAATCTGTTTTTTTCAGCAAATGGACCATTTACATGATTATAATGTAGAAATACCTGGCCGCAAATGTTCCCGTCAAAAGGCTCTCGCCAATGTTCAAGATCACAGCCACTATACACTAGCATATCACCTACTTCAAGTAAGACTTTTACGCCTTCGTCGTTGGTGGGTTTATATTTTTGTACTTTATGTTCTCCTACTTTCGGACCGTAAACGTGCCCGGCGTTTGGATCAGGATTAATAAATATAGGCCATGGATCACCACCTAAATTAATAGTGGTAGATATCTCACAAGATGGTCTGTCCTTATGTCTATGTAAAATGTCTCCATTCTTATATAATCTAGCATATGAATAGGTCGGAATTAAATCTAAACCTGTTTCCTGTTGCATTCTAGGTAATACTTTAACTAGTAAAGTTTCCATTACAGGATCTGCATAATGAGAATATGTGTTTGGAATCTGTGTGTCTGTCCAAGTGCCTAACATGTTATTGTCGTAAATTATATTATTTTTATACATAAACTCAACAGCATCACGTTTAAGTAAAAAATAGTTAAATACAAAATTAGCTATCTCGTAGCTTATTGCATTTTTAATTACGTGATATTTATTAAAAGCCATCTTGTATAAAATTAAAACTTACTGATATTCTTATATCATTTGATTGATTGGGTTCAACACCATGCCATAACCATGCAGGAAACATAATTAATCTACCTTCATTAGTATCTAAATGAACTTCTCTCCACAGATGTTTTGGTGGTTGGCCTTGTATTCTTGTAGGCATGTTTGTTTGTATTCCTGGTCTTGGATCATTAAAAACTATTTTACCACAATTAGATGGTGTTTTTACATAATACACACCACTGAATAAACTATTGGGATGCACGTGTGGTCTGTTATACCCACCTGGATAATTTATATTAGCCCACATATTACCTAATTTTGGTTTTCTATCTAACCATTCTTCTTTGTATATTTCTTCTTGCATCAAAAACAATTCATCAATTAAAGGTTTAAATTGTGGAAAGGTATGCATATTAGTTTGGCTATGCCAACCATTCATATTTGTTTTTTTAACACCTGAGTCTTGTTTAGACCAAGCAATAATTTCATTAGCTAATTGTTGATTATCTAATTTTATATCTTTACCGTATATAGTAGTTGGAAAAAATTGTTCTGCAAACATCATCTAAATGGTTTACCTCCAAACCAAACTACAAGAGATTGTCTAACGCCACGTGTAACCGGTGCTACTCTATGAGTTAAAAATGATGCAAATAATATTGCATGTCCTTGTTTTAACTCTGCAATTTTTCCAGGTCCCGTTAATTCTAAATCACCACCTTCAAATTCTGATGGATCATTTAATAACAATGTCATAGATATTTTTCTTACAGGTGGTTCGTGTTGCATAAATGTATCACAATCCATATGCCAATCATAGAAACCACCTTCTGGATATTCTGTAAATTGTGCTTGTTCTGTTATTCTTATATCTCCAAAACCAAAATGATTTTCATTTGCTTTTTGTATAAATGTATTAAGGTCTTGATACATATGACTCATTTCTTGAAACGGTATCCAAGATATAGTTGTAACTCTTTTCTTTGTATCCGTACCGCCTTCAGGTTTATTCATACCAACTTTAGCTTGTTGTGGTTTTTGTTTTCTACCTGATTCTATAATTTGTCTACATTGATCTGGTGTAAACAAAGGTGATGTGGTTTGTATTATCCAACTTTTCCACTTAGGTTCTGTTATAATTTTATTTTCATACATTAATGTACTCCTCTATTTAATATTGGATTATAATCTACATCCATATTTGCAGCTAAAGTTCTTCTATACCCTGGTCCGTTAAAAGGATAAACTGTATGCCTCATATCATATGGAAAAATATAAAAATCTCTTTCTTTAATTTCTGGTTGATAATCTACATTTGCAAATTGACCACCGACTGATCCTAGTATTTGTAGTTTACCGTTTTGTGGTGCATCCGATGCAGAATATTCTACACCAAAACTTTGTGGTAATTTTAAAATCATTACACTAGATAAACCTGTATACAATGATCCTTGATGTACGTGTACTGGATTGTATTCATGTTCAAACATTTGATTTACCCAAACAGAATTAAGATGCATTTCATATCTTTTTATTTTATTCCATTCTAAGTAATGTTTAAATTTAGATCCAAACCATTGTAATACATTGCGTGGTAGATGATTATGTTTAGTCATTCTAAAACTATCTTCACCATCATAAAATAAACTATGTTCTTTTTCTATTTTACCAACAAGTTGTTTATTAGCTGGTTTTAATTCAGAATATTTATCTTCATAAATAGAATTAATATTATGATATATATCATAAGGGACTTGATAACGTAAAATAGATTGACCTAAAAAAACAAATTTAAAATCTGATGTGTTCATATTTTTGTTTAATCCTTTCTGGAATTTTTTCTATATAAGGGTTATATACTTTTCTGACAGGGCCATCAAATAGTTTGTGCATATTACTTCCAACTATTTTATCATCGTAAGATAAACCATTTACATTGACCTCATCTAGATTATTAAACCTGTGATTAAAATAAGGTTCATTTATAAACTCATATATTTTTCTAAATTCTTGTTCTGGGTTTGTAACTATATCATCGTACTTTACATAGTGACATATATCTTTATAATTATATGAATTTTTTATTGCTTCTAAAGATTTTGCAACTGCACCGTCTGTCTGCATAATTTTACTTAATTTTTTTTCATCCGTATCTCCATATTTATTTGGAAAAGCATTTGGATTTTCTGTGTACCACTGCATATAACTTGCAAGTACATCCATTAAATCTCTAAGTAATACAATACATTTAAAAGGACGTTTAAAATGTTTTTGCATTAATTTAAAATTACCAGTTGTTATTACTGGCCCACGGTCTATGATTATTCTTTGTGGCCAATTTTTATAATAAGTATCAAACACAGAATCTAAAACATTGTCCAATGATTTATGATCTGGATAATTTAAAAACACGTCTGTTTCTTTTAATAAAAATAAATCTTTCATTATCTCTAATGTAATAGAGTTAGGTGTTGCTGCTATCTCAGGATTTTGATTCATAATACTTGCAAATAAAGTATTACCTGATCTAGGTTGTGCTACTAAAAAGAAAAGTTTTTTATTTGTCTTTTGCTCCGAGGTCATTGGTCAATTGTTCTTTCTGGTTGTAAATCATTTCTCCTGATTTTTTAACTCTTTCTATTGTCTTTAATTGTCCAAGAACATTAAACACTTCTGGTTGTGATGATCCTGATGTTAATGTTTCTGCCTTGTTTTTCATTATTAAATGATAAGAATCTAATTGGTGTCTGTTGACATCTTTGTCATCAAAAGAACCATCGTTGAATTCTTTTTTAAGAGTTGACCAAAGTTTAATTTCTCTCATTCTATCTCTAGCAACTAATTGCATGTTAGCTAAACCATATCTAGCTTCATCTAAATCTATTGCATACTTTGTTAATTTATATTCGTCTGTTTCAGACTCTATTTTTTTTTCTAACCATTTAACTTTAGCCTCTGATCTTCTGCAATCAAATGATAAACTCATTAAGTTTTCTAAGAATACGTTCTGTTCTCTAACACACTGCCAATACTTTGCAGCTTTTGTTGGATACTTTGCATCTTGTAACACAGACATTCTCATTTCTGTCTCTGTTCTAAATACTTGTTTCTTAGTCCATGTGTCACGAAGCTCGGCTGTCATAGCCTTAAACTCTTTAACGTCTTCTGGGTCTAATAAATTATTTAAACTTGGTGCTTCTTTTTCAATAAGCGCATGTATGTTTCTTTTTTCTGTCATAATATATATCCTTTCAATTAAGAAAGAATATAAACTTTATTACGAAGTTGTCAAGGTAGAAGCCGTAGCAGCAGGCGTTCCTTGATATGTATATTCTTCTGTACTGTTTACGTTTGTAGTTCCTGTATATCCACCGGCAGCAAACGCTTCTGCGGTATTACCACTTCCACCAATACTTCCTCTTGCTGTTGCTAGAGATGCAGTGTTAACAAAAGACGTTCCATTGTATTCTTCAGTTGCAGTAGTTCTTGAAGGTGGATTACCTGCAGTGCCACCAAAAACAACAGATGCTGTAGATGTTCCGTTTTTAGCCGCAGATCCTATTCCTTTTAATACGGTTAAAGTTCCAGAACCAGATGTCCAATTAGTTCCATCGTAAAGAACAGTTGCACCATTTTCTGTTTGTCTTATTCCAACAGTTGCTGTTTGAGTTCCTGATGCATAAAAATATGTGTTGGGTCCTGTAGGAACATTGTTTGATGTTGACCAAGCAGATCCATTATACTCCTCTGTAGATAAAGTTTTTGAAGGCGGCGCATAAGGAGAACTAGCTCCAACATATCCACCAAAACCTAATCCAGCAGCTTCTGTTCCAGAAAAACCTCCACCACCTAATCTTGCAACGTTTAAATTACCAGTAGCTGTCCAATTAGTTCCATCATATTCTTGTGTTGATTGTGAGTATCCGTTAGTGATGTTATCTGGTCCACTACCACCAGCTACAACAAATGCTGTTTGTACACCTAAACCTCCACCACCTGCTTCTTTTGATACAGGCATATTATTTTGGTTTGTCCAAGATGTTCCGTTATATTCTTCTGTTTCATTTTTGTACGGTGGACCAAATCCACCTGCAATAATACCAGCAGATGTAATTCCTCCAGCTGCCATGTTTCTTCTTGTAGTATTTATGTTGTTACCGCTACCCCAAACAGCTGCTGTAAATGTATTTATAGATGAATTATATTCTTCTGTTGCTTGTGTATTTGATCCGGTGCTTCCAGCTCCAAATGTTGCAGCGGCAGTTGAACCACCTTTAGATACTATAGATCCATTTCTACCTGATGACATTGTAGCTGAAGATGTTGTCCAAGTGCTTGCATCCCATTCTTCAGTAGCTCCAGTTCTTGCTGGCGTTCTTCCCCCTGCATATAAAGCGTTTGATTGAGTTCCTAATAATCCCATTGAACTTCTAGCTGTATTCATACTATTTGCAGTTGTCCAAGAAGAACCATCAAATGTTTCAGTAGCAGAACCTCTGGTAGTGTATGGACTACCACCAGAAAATATAGCTGCGGTTTGAGTTCCGCCACCACCTAACGTAAAACTTCCTGAAGTGTTTGTATCTGCACCAGGAGTCGGCATAGCAGTCCAATTCGTACCATCGTAAGAAACTGTTCTAGTGCTATTAGCTGTTTGAGCCGCGTTGTAACCACCATAGGCTAATCCCGCTGTCAATGTTCCTGAAGCAGCACCAAAACTTCCTTGCTCTGAAATATTATTTCCAGCTGTCCAAGAGCTACCATCATATTCTTCTGTTTGTAAAGTTATAGTTGGACTAGCAGGAGAGTAATCTCCACCGGCGTATACGGCTGAAGTAGATGTACCAAAAGCATATCCAGCTCTTCTACTAGTATTTAAATTAGGTTGAGCACGCCAAGTGTTACCACCATATTCAATTGTTAAATTGTGAGCTGGTTGTGGGCTTGGTCCAACACCACCAAAACCGAGAGTGTCTGTTTGTCCTCCAACACCACCAGCGTAATAAAATTGTGTTGGTGTATTAGCACCACTAGAAAAAGCTTTAATCTGCACCAATGCTTTGTTTGCACCTGAAGTCGAGTTATACCACACCTGTCCTTCATACGACGAAGTTAACGTCGGATCAGAAGATAAATAATTTACCCGTCTACCATGTATACTCTCGTAATCAGACATTTAAAAATCCTTTATGGGAGAGTAATTTCAGTTGGTCTATCGTTTCGTGCTTTGTAGTCATCAGACTCAGCATCCCATGCAGCTTGTGCAGTGTCTACTGAAGCATCTACAAGAGCTTGAGCTTCTGCTTTAGTCTTTTCAACACCGTTCTTTTCAGCTAACCACGTAGCGCCTTTTTCGTTGTTACCAACGACCCAGACGTCTGCAGGATAACCTCTAAGAAAAAAATTTCTTCTGTCTTCAACAGTAAAGAATCCTTTTCCAGTGTTTGTAGCAGTGCCATATATAAATAGTGCCATAGTTACTCCTCCTTTTGTTTTATTATATACTTAATTTTATTCATTATCAACTGGTAGTTATTGTTTTAACATTTACTGCTGTTGTTTCACCAGTGAATTCTTCAGTTGTTGTCGCACCATACGCAGTAGCAATATCTCCACCTGTCACTACTGCTGATGTTGAAGTTCCAAACCCAAATAGATTTAATTTTGCTATCGATAAATTTGGTTGAGTAACCCAAGTAGTTCCATTGTAAAGTTGTACCGATGTAGTTTTGTCATTAGCACCAGCATTGTCACTACCTCCAGAAAAAAAACCATTGGAATTAGGAGCTGCTGTTGTTCCCGAAGTTCTTTTTTTAGCTG